TTGCTCCTGCTGGATAAATCATTACAGAATTGCCAAGAATTGTTCCTCGACCATATCCATAATTTGAACCAGTTACTGGGAATGCTCCAATAATTGCTCCAGAATCGCAACCGACTGCAACTACCCATCCTCCGTTTGGAACTATAGAGTAGTATGTGTTTGCTTGTAAACCAATCCAATAACCAGAACCAAGACCTGGTATCAATGCAGGATATCCACTTATACAGGCACACTCTGCAACGGGCGGAGGAGGTGGACAATCTGCACAGTTACAAGGATCCGATACAACCGCACATCCTTTTGGTGGGTTTTCTGGAATAACTACATCACATACGCTTTGAGGTGGATTTGCATTCAATTTAGAACAAGTAAAGCAAGTACCTTCTAATTTATTAATATAAGATTTATCACGATGTAATATGGTAGTATCTGCTGCTTCCTCTGAAGCAGTCAATAGCAAGGTAACACGATTGGGAGCGGTTACTCTTGCTTGTCTTTTTCTTTCGGCTTTGACTGCTACTACTAAATTCATTGTGTTATATTTGGTGTAATGATGAATCTACCTTGCATTATTCTGTATACTACTTTTTTGGGATGATCTATGGTATCTTGTGCATACACTAATTCGATGTCGTATAAAGGTTTACCATAATCAACACCTTCCATATGAACTGCATCTATTGTAATAGTTACATTTGGTTCATCTCTATTGGTTCCGCCATTTCCTAGTTGAATGTCAATTGGAAAATAATTTTCACCATAACCAGATACACCAAATAATGCTAGTTCTTCTGCATTAGTTTCTGTTGATACTCCTGCTGGTGGAGTAATAGGTAGAATAATACCATCTACGCTATTTCTTACTTGCATACGAAGGTATGCTTTTGCGATACTGCTTCCCTCAGAATCTATAAATCTGCTTTCAAATCCTTCAGGCAGTTCTGCAACTGGAACGAATCCGTTGTCATCTCCTGTAAGATTTAAAGCATTTCCGTCTTTATCTGCAACAGTAAGATACAACCTATAAGTTGCTCCCTGCTCTGCTTGAATATCATAATAAGCTGCTGACATTAAAGTTCGCTCCTCCACCACCAGCTGTTGGTGCTTGTGGCAATTCTGATCCCATAGCAGGGGGTTCTCCTCCTGCTGCTACTTGTTGCTGTTGAGCATCCAATTGCATAGCAAGTTGTTGCTGCTCTACGCGCTCTTTATTTATTTCGTCTTGCATCTCATCTGCTTCTTGTTCTGTCATTTGAAGAATGGTCTTACGAATCCATTTTTCAGAGAAGAACTTACCAGAGAAGTCACCGACATCACGAAGAATAGAAAGACGCTCTTTCATCATTTCAATATTCTTGGATTCTGTAAAATAAGAGTCCGAAGAATAATCAAATCTGATGTTTTGGTTTATTTCTTCCCATTCTTCTTGATTCATTATTCCTTTGGAAAGTAACTGAATTCTTAACAGATTTAAGAATAACTCAGAGAACTTCATACGAAGTCGAGTAATAAATTTAGCAAATTTTAATTCATCTCTGCTAATTTCAGAAGCACGACCCATATTGAATCCGTTGTCTGCTTCCATGCGGGAAGTTGGTATATTTAATGCTCTATACAATTTCTTTTGGAAATATTTTACATCTTCCATTTCACCAAGATTTTGACCGCCAGGAAGAGTTTCAATAGAAGTACCCTTTCCTCCTTCACGGCGTGGTAGCCAATAATCTTCAAGCATATGCATCATTCTACGATCATCGCGTACCTCACCAGTAGATGCATCATATGTTACCTTGTTGCGGTAACGATTCATGATTTCACGAAGATACTGTTCTGCTTTATTTTTTGGAAGTGAACCGACATCAATATAGAAGATACGGCGTTCTGGTGCGCGTGATATGCGGTAAATTACAACCGCATCTTCGATCATTCTTAATTGATTGAGTGGTTTGATTGCTTTATGTAAATAACCATATACTCTCTTACTATTACGATCTACTAAACCAGAATGGACATAACTAATAGAATCCGCTGTAAGTCGCACTCCTGTTGTGTTTCCGTATGTAATTACTGGAGTATTTGGTGTTGGAGCAAAGAACTTATCATAATTTGAATAAAGATAATATTCTTTTACAGATTCTACGGTTTCCATTCTCGTAAGTTGATCTGTTTTCTTCTTAATCTCGGTAATCTTTTTGATCTTAAGAGGATCTATGTTTATAATTTTTTGAATACCAGTAGATGGATTTTTTTCATCTAGAACCGCAAAATGAAACATTCTACCATCAATATACCATTGACGGAATAGTTCATATCCTCTCTTATTAAAATTTAAGAGATATAATAAGTGATTAAATTCTTGTACTATTTTCTTTTTGGTAGCAACAGATATCTCGGAAACCATATCTAAATCTAATTTAAGAATGTTTCCTTCAACATCTTCAGTAATTGAATCATTAACAATATCATCTATTGCGATTTCAACTTCTGCATGTGTACTGATTTCACGATATTTGCGTACAAGATCAATATCTGATCTTAGATTTGTATCTAAGTCAATAGCATAACTTTGCGCGGCTCCACCAGCTTCTATGATGGTGGAACCGTCCGCAAAGTCAGCTTCTGGCGTTACTGGGATGTTTTTGAGTTCTTCCTTTTTATCACTAGAACCAAAGGAAAACCCTAGAAATTTTATTGCCATTATGAAACTCCAAGTATTATATTACTTGAGTATGTATGCGTCACAAAAATATTATCAACGGGTTGTGGAATATCCAACTCCGAAGGAAGAACCGCCGTTAGAGTAACCTAGAGAGAATCCAGAACCGCCAGGTCCAGATCCGAAAGATACTCCAAAACCGTTTCCGCCACCGAAACCAGATGCACCGAATCCGAATCCGTTTCCAGCACCAGCAAGGCCAGGCACTACTGCGCCAGGATTGAGGAATCCTGCACCAGATACTCCTGCTTGCGATTGTGTTGGAGAATTATCATGAATGAAGTATGAATAACCAAAGGTAACGGTAAACTCAGAAACCGTATCATTGTTATCATATGCAAGATCTACAGATGATACATCTCTTGGGAACATATCAAAGAATTGATATGCTCTTGTTGGTTGATAAGATTTGTTGAGTTGAGTTACTACTGCCGAACCAAAGATTGATCTTGGGTTTGGAGCGTTTGTGGTGTTTCCTGCGTGGGTATTGAATTGCTCATTCCAGAATTCGAATACTCTACGAAGATTCATGTTTTGTGTGTTGATCACAGTGATGGTAAAATCTTCGTATGTTCTATCGCCAGGATACTTTGCCTGTCTACCGAGGTAAGGTACTGTGATCTCACCTAGAATAGAGGTTGGCAATTGGGTACTACGGCAGAAGAATTGTAATTCAGCAAATGCTGGATTGAGAACCGATAGGCCAGGGCAAGTCATTACGAAGGTGTAGAGATTTGGTCTTGCGCCACCATCGAAATTGGTCATGAATGAGTTAATACTTGAGTCAGCCATTATTGTCTCCTATTTCTCTTTTATTTATCCTACTTTTTTCGTAAAACTCCTAATTATCCGCCGTATTCTGCGAAGGCAACTCCTGTTGGGGTTGCTACGAAGTTGAGTTGGATAAAGTTGATGGAACGGTTTGGTGCGATAAAGATATCAGCAACAAATCTGTTCGAATCTACAACTGATGGAGGATTGTTGCTTTCGTCGCAAACTACGGAGTAAGAGGTGAGTCCTCTTCTTCCTTGGATATCGCGGAGGAAAGGTTCCACCAATTGCTTGAATTGAGAACGAGTAAATGCATCATTGAATTCGAAGAGTTGGAATTTAGCAGCGGTTGCAATTGATTTCTCAAGAACGCTGAACAATCTACGAACATTGATACGATCAAATGCACTTGGTTTCTTTTGTAGTGTCTTATCACCGAAAAGAATTACGCCAAATCCTTGAGAAGTTATGATTGGATTTACATTCTTCTTATAGAGTTCGTCGCGCTCTGCTTTATTTGGATTAAATACGAGTTTGACTACATTTAGGATACGACCGCGATCATAACCAGCTGGTGACCACCAAGGATCCTTTTGGTTATCTGTGCGTACTGCACATCCTGCGGAATCTGCACAGAGTGGAACATAACGATAAACATTATTGAATCTATCGTATTGATACTTGTAACCAGAATCCAATGCACCATAAGATGTTGAATTCAATGAATCTGCAAATGCTGTTATACCATTGAGCAAGGTTGTTCTTGTTCCGCCAACATTATCCAAACTGTAGCAAGCAGAAACGAATGCGATGCAATCTTTTCTTTGTTCTGCAATTTCGATGAGAGAATTTGTATCGGAAGTAAATGTTGTGTTGTACCCGATAAGAATAGAAATATCGGATTCGTCTGCATCAGAGAAACTTGCTTCGTATTGTGCAAGGATTTGAGCAGAAACATCAGCATCTGTTTCGTCGTATGTGGATGCTCCTGCAATTTCTCCACCAACGAGGGAAAACGCTGCAACATTAGCAGGAGTTCCGCCAGTATTCATTGTCTTGAAGGATGCGGGTGCTGTACCTTCAAACATGGTTCCCCAATCTAAACCCTCTGTTTCAAGGGTTACTTGAGCAGTAATATCACCAACCCAAACATATTGGGACTTGTTGTTTACTACGCTTGCCCAGTAATTTGGAGTACCGTCTGGTTTCTTTGCATCTCCTGCTACGGACAATCCTTCGTAATATTCGATTACAGAACCCTTTACACCAGAAATATTACCTGTTAAATCTACTACTGCAACATGGACTTCATCATCGGAGAATCCTAGAGCAGTTGCTTGATCGGTTGTGGTTGGTGCGCCACCGAATACCTTGAATGCTTCTCTTACCCATGTTGGGAGATTCGGATCATCGCCGCTAATGACATCACCGTTTGTATCTAATATTGTAGGTGATACTGCATTATTATAACCGCTACCAAAGATAACAACACCACATCCGTTAAGAAGTGTGCCTGGATATTTGCCCATAAAGGATTCAGTCCAGAATGTAAGTTCTCCCAATGATTGGCCTTCATAATCTTCTCTGTTCTTTATTTGCATTGTGCTGGAAGATACTAAGGTATCGTCGGTTGTTAATGCAGGGAAAAGACGATTGGAAACAGAG